GACGTATTAGCAATAGTACCAGTAATAACTGAAATACCGTTTACATATACAGTGAATACATTACCATCTTTTTTAACACCAATAAATTGCCAAGAATTATTAGCAAACATTGTGGTGGATACAGACTGGAAAGGACTGCTAGCAGAATTAATTGTTGTTGAATTATTTGTAACTACTAACTCTAATTTACCATTTGCATGATCATAGTATAACCAAAGTCCACCAGTAGCGTCTGTCGCATCACCAATGTTCAATAATGTATACTCAGTTTGATTATTAGATCTAAAGTTAGATCCATCTTTATACAGCATGAACTCAAGAGTCCAGTTGTCATTCAGTTTCGTCCCTAAAGACGCTGCTGGAACTTTGATAGCGCCATTTACCCAATCTCCTACAGAAGATACTGTAGCAGCATCAAATGTCAGAGAAGCGCCACCGCCACCACCTAAGCGGGCATCAGTAATGGTAAATGTTTCATCTACAGCATATCCAGAACCAGGATTAACAATAGTAACCGTTGCTGCACCACTTCCATTAACTGCAACACTGAAGGTAGCTCCTGTGCCAGAAGCATCTGTACTATAGTCAGAAGCACCAATAGTATAAGTTCCTTCTGTTCTAGAAGCATCAGCAGCACTGATAGTATCAACCGTCAAGAGGCGACCTGCTGTAGCATCCTTACCAAGAATTTTCGCATAACCACCTTCATACTTAACAGAGTCACTACCCGTTGCACTAAGAGTGGAGAGAGTGTAATGACCAGTTTTATCAGTGGCATCAGAAGCAAACTCACAAAGGAATTCATTTCTATTCCAATGAGTTTGACCAAATACGTATTGATCTCCAGAGTTATCTACTGTAATAGCATGAGCGGTGATACCTTCAATACGATTCTTATCAAAATTATTATTGGTGTGTTTTTTCAGTTTACCATCATATCCAATCTTTACACTATCAACAAGTTTTTGATTAGTAGTGCTATTAGTTCTGGTAAATGCAATATTCAAGTCACCAAAAATATCAATTGTACTTCTAGCAGCAACTTCAATATTACTACCAGATGGAGAAAGATATCGATAATTCCAGAGTAAATCACCAGTTGTATCTAATTTACCGACCCAGAAACTATCTTTAGTTGCATTATTGGTCTTAAGAGCTAAAGTAGCAGTGATATAAAATTCATCAAATTCATCAACTGCTAAACTGGTATTTCTAAAAGAATAAACAGTATTATTAATTTCTTTAATCCACTCAATAGTAATAACAGATGTTCCTATAGTCGCTTTACCAAAAGCAACTTTGGAGTCTGCTGCACCATCAGTAGCAGCAGTTTCCATGATAAAGTAAACCGCATCATTAAGTACAATCAAATCAGTAATTTTTTCAGATCCAGAAGCAGAAGAAATTTTCCTTTTTGCAGCAAAAGATCCTGCAGCATCAATAGATGCAATAAAAGCATCTTGTGGATTAGAAGAATTCGTATTAGTAAATCCACCAATAATATATCTTGAATCAGAATATCTCCCAATAGAAGTAATATTGTCAGATCTGGTAGAACCCGAAATTCCAGCATAACCTTTTTGGAAACTTAAAGTTGCACTTAATCCATCAATTGATTGAACATATTTTGCAAGAATAATATCTGGATTATATGAATCGAGAGATTGAATATTTGGTTTATTTTGACCAACTACCCAAATATTGTTCCCATTTACATCTAATTTTAAAAATTCAGTGTAATTTTGACCGTCCGAACTTTCTAGAGTTTTCTCCCATTCCTTTACACCAAGTTCTGAAAACTTGGATACAAAAGCAACTTCATTATCACTCGCATCAATAGTTTTACCACAGAAGAAAACTTCTTTATTATCATTTACAAAAGCATCATTAATTTTGACATAATTTTCATGTTCAATTAGAGAAACATAATAATTTGCTTTCTTAAATACTTGTGGGTGAGAAAGAATAACACGAGGATTGCTAGTATATCCAGATCCAGCATTAATAATATCAACTGTTGCAATAGATCCTGTATTAGATACATTTGCTCTAAGTTCTGCTGATTCTCCTCCACCACCATCAATAATAATTGAAGGAGGAATTTCTTCATCGTATCCAGATCCAGATTGATCTATAACAATTTCTTCTACACCTTTTAGTTGTCGTACAACAAAAGTTTTGTTGGTTTCATCCATGACAGGCGTATAGTTGACATACGCCGTATCTCCAACAACCATATTATGTGGTGTTGATGTAGTTAGCACACCATAAAAATTATCTTCTACAGTTTCAAACGTATAAGAACTTACAGATTCCCCCTTAATCCTAGAAACTCTAGCAGATACACCTGTTCCAGAAGTGTTAGAATTATCAAAAACTAGAATATCATCAACCTGATAACTCTTTCCAGCATCTTCGATGATAAATCCAGTCACGGAAGCATCTTCAAATTTAGTAGTTGTTTCAACTTCAATGTCAACTTTTGAATCAAATTTTACTTTAGGAAAATAATCAAATAATTGTAAGGGAGATTCTTCAAATAATTGATCGGGATCATCAATTTCATCCTGACTAATTATACCATCTTTATTTTCATCTTCTACATCAAAGAGTAAAATATCTCCATTTTCTGTCGTTAATGCATTCGTAGATGAATTTGGTGCTCGTTCAACATCAATATCAACATTTTCATATGGGTCACGATATCTAATAACACCAGTAGGAATATTTTGCTGAATTGCATCCTTATTCAAATTCCACGAATCTACAATAGAATTGAAATTGGGTCCAATTACATAAGGAAAAACTGCATTACCTTCTTCAGTGTTATCAATGGTAGTAAAATAACAATATCTTCCTTCTGGAAAATCAGGAGTTTTACAAAAACGTCCATTATATTGATCTAAATCTCCCAATCCAAAAGAATATTCATAATCTTCAATAAATTTTCCTGCAGAGTCATCAGAAAGTGCAGGACCAGCAGTTCTAACTGGATTTGGATTTGTATCTGATTGAACTAATGAGGACTTTAATCGATAAGACGAATTTAATTTAACAATATTTGAAGATTGGTTAGTAGGATCAGAATATCCGTATGGACCATAAATTGGATTACCATCAAATGCCCAACCAATAATTGGTGAGTGTTCAATCTGATCTTCCTGTTCTAGAGTAACCCCATCATTATTTACAAAAAGATTATCACCGAGAATATATCTTAATTTTTGTGGGTTTGAAATATGAGCATATTCTCCACCATATTGATTATTAAATCCAGAAAATACAGATCCCCTTGCACTATCAAATTGTGTAGTTTCTTGAAGATTATACGTCCATTCAAATACATTAGGAGTAAATGTAGCACCAGAACCTACAGAAGTCAAATTAATAATTGTAGTTCCCTGAATATAATTAATACCCCTATTAATAATTTCAATATTAGTTACTCTTCCAGCATTTTCACCATCAATATCAATAGTTGCTCGTGCAACTGCACCAAAACCATCGCCCTGAATAGTAATTTCGGGAGCAGTTGTATATCCACTACCTGCAGAAATGATAGCAATAGAAATAATACGACCATTTTGAACAATCGCTTGAGCGACTGCACCAGATCCAGAACTTAAAGTAACAGTTGGTTTAGATGTATAAGATTCACCTCCGTTGGAAACACTGACGGATTTAATAGGTCCTCTAACAGAAGCAGTTGCTGTAGCGCCTGTACCACCGCCACCAACAACGGTAATAGTTGGTTGAGAAGTATATCCACTACCTTTAGTATTCATAAGAATACTAGAAACTACACCCTTGGTTATAATTGCTGTTGCAGAAGCACCAGATCCGTTACCACCAACAATAGATACCAGAGGAGAAGATGTATATCCAGATCCACCATCATTAACAATAATTTCCGTAATAGATCCATTAACTGTTGCTAATGCTTCTGCACCAGATCCTCCTCCGCCAACAATATTAATGTTTGGAGGGAATGCTGCATCATAATCAGATCCAGCATTATTAATATCAATCGATGTAATAGGACCAAAAGTTTTAGTTACATCAGATTTGTATGACCAAATAGATGTTCCATTAACCCAAGTTCCAATAGGACCAGGATTAATATTATTTTTAACTGAAATAGTTTGAGGATTTAATGAAAATCTATTAAGTTTACGCTGGTTTCCTGGAAGAAGTGCAGATCCAGGAAAAGGACCAATATTGTAGTTAGGAATACCAGTAGATGCCACATAAACATAATCATCATTAAAAAATGAATTTTGAATATTAGTTGTATATGGACTGATAAAATTTTGTATGGCGGTATCGCTAGATTTACCCTTATTAAGGTCAACAGAAACAAGAATATTACCTTGGGGAACTACTTCTGCTGGTTGTGCAAGTTGATATTGAAAAATAGTGTCACTATCTCTAGAAGTTACTAAAAATGTTCCATTGAAAAGAATTGGATTAGCACCATAGATTGTTACCTGGTCTCCAACTAAAAGACCGTGATTATTTTCACATGTAACTGTGGCAAATCTATTATCAACACCACCAAAGGTGATGCTACTTACCTCGATGAGTTTTTTAACATTATACAACCAGGTTTTTAATTCTGGTTTTTCGGAAGTTCCTCCAAGTTTTGATACTGAGAGTTTATCACCAGAGAGATAATAAGATCCAGTATCAGTCAACGTTGTTTGTTGAGCATCAACAATACCAACAACACTCAAAACTACTTCTTGAGTAGTTCCTTTATTTACATAAACAACTAAATTAGAAGTTACTTCTGTAGCAGAGTCCCAATCTTCAACAATACCATTTACAGAGCGAGTACATTCAATAAACTGATTAAGAGATTTTTCTTTATATTGAATGAGTTCTGAGTCGCCAATTAAAAATTCACCATTTCTTTCTGGCCAACCAATTGTGGAGTCTACCGTGATAATACTGTCAGTCGTATTAAGGGGTTCTCCAAGTTTTGTTTTATAAGGAACTACAAATGTCCCTTGAATAGTTTCTTCAGAAAGTACAAGTTCGTATATCTCAGTCTCTGATGTTTTAATAGAAATGAAATTTTCAATTAGAGCACTAGCTGCCTTAATATTTGCATCTGCAATATCAGCATCTTGAGTTAATAATCCATCTTTAATATTATCTGGATTACCACTAACTAGAGTGGCACGTAAAATTGTGTCAACTGACCAAGTTGCAGCAGATGGTTTGGTGATTTGATCTTTTGGATAGGAAACAGATACGTTTTCACCATAAAGAAGTTTAAAAAGATAAGAAATACTAAAAGATGTACCCTTTGAAGAATAAAAATCTTTTACAGTTTTAATTGAATTTCTTACATCAATTTTTTTATAGTCAAGTTCTGGAACGTCAGGCAGAAATTGTTCAGTATATTTGTCTAATAGTCTCTTAACAAACAATGCATCTAAGCATTTAACTTCTGCATTAACTGCAGATGCAGATGCAGTAGTATTATTAGAAAATACTGCATTTCCATTCTCAGTATATTCAATAATTCCACTAGATGCTCTAGCACATCCCACAAACTTAGATTTATCGTATCCAGAACCATTCTTGGATACTGAGAAACCAGTAACTTCGTTTAAACCAATTTCAACAGATAATTTAGCCTCTGGCGGATTTTGAATAATAACAGTTGGTGGATTCGTTTGTGAATATCCACTACCAAAATTACTTACATTGATATCAGTAATTTTTCCATTAAATACCGAAGCACTTGCTACTGCACCTGTACCAGGATTATCACCATCATCAATAATATAAACTGATGGTACATCATCATATCCACTACCACCACTCAAAAGTTCAATAGAAACAAGTCTTCCATTTGAATCTACCACAGTTTCTAAAACTTGAGCACCAACTGGATCAATAATAGCAACTCTGGGTGCTGTTACATATCCTTGACCCGAATTGACAACATTAATAGAAGTAATTACACCATTAGTTAAAACTGCAGTCAAAATTGCTTTTACGGGATTAGATCCTGTTGGTTCATCAACGTAAACTTCAGGAACTGTAGAATATCCTTGACCACCATCGATTACAGAAATAGTTCCATCAATACTACCCGAAGAGATAGACACTTGACCAAGTTTTGCACCACCAGGTTGTTTAAAACTAACTCTAGGAGTAAAAGTAAAACCACTACCAGAATTTTTTATAATAATTTCAGATACACTTCCATTCGTAACAACTGCTTCCAATTCACTATCAATAGATTCTGGAGTAGTCGGTGATTCAATAATTACTGCAGGAGGATTAGTATCACTATAACCCCTTCCACTATCTAAAAGAGTTACAGTTTTAACTCCATTTACAAGTGCTGATGCAGAAGCCCCACTACCATTTTCTCCAGAAATAGAAACTTTCGGGGGATACTTATACTCATACCCAGAACCATTATTTGAAATCTCAATAGAAGTTAATTGACCATCATTATCAACACGAGAATAACCAATTGCACCAGAACCAAACGTTGGAATAGGAGCTTCAATAGAAGATATCGAAATCGATCTTCCATTTAAAGGAGCAGTTTCAAAAATAATAATATTACCATCAACAAAGAAATCTTTTTTAGGGATTAAAAGTTGATTATCATATACAATTAAAAGATATTCATCTGCAATAGGTTCATAGGCAACACCATTTCTAAGAAGTTTAAACTCTTTTTTACCGCTACCAAAATCAGATGAAATGTTGTCAACTGTAATAATAGTATCTTCAATAAAACCACTTAAAAATGTGATATTTGTCTGAGAGATGTCGTCACTAAGGAGTTTTGTTCTAGGAGCAGTAGTAAATACAATATTATCAGCGTCTACAGTGTAATCTACTCCAGGAATTAAAACTTCATTATAAATTTTTACAATTAAATGTTGAGCAGATGGAGGAGAAATAGGAGAAGATTGAGAAATAAGAGGAAATCTTACTGCAGTTCCATCAAAAGAATCTCTAATTTGAGCAAGATCAATCCACTTGAGTTTTACTTGATTATAAGAAATACCAGGACTTAGTGCGATATTGGGAGCAGACGTAGTGCTCTCATAATAAATTACCTCATCTCCAATGAGAATTGACCCATTAGCATCAAGAAAGTTATCTACACTCTCAACGACAATTTCATCACTTTCTGCAGTAATTGCTTCTACAACTTTAGTAGAACCATCTAAAATATTAATATCTAATTTATCAATATCAAGATATTGGAGAAAGTTATTAATAATATTTTGACCAAGACCAGTCTTTTCTTGAGACCTATAATAATACTCAATAAACTTATTGAACA